CTCATGTATAGGCGACTTGATTCTTTCATTAAACTGTTCATCTAATGTAAAATTAATATAGAAGTCCATCATCTGAAGATAATGATTTATCTTCTGATTCATAACAGGCAAATACCTTCTTATGATCTTTGCTTTGACTCCAGAGTCCTTCATCATGGAGTTTGCAAAGTCAAGATACTCTATATTTTCAGTGTGTGTTGCTTTATCCTTTTCTACTGTTGTCAGATCGCCTTTGAGTGACTTAAGAGTGGCTCTTTCAGTATTTCTGTTTGCAATTTGCTCGGTAATCTCTTGAATTTCTGATTCATAATCTCTGATCTGTCGTTGATACTGAGAAATTTTAAAATTGTTCGTTGAAATGTCATTCGTTAGTTGAGTGATCTGATTGTTGATTTCCAAAAACTTAGAATCTCGTTTTTGTTCATCATTTATAGACTTGGTAAGGTCTTTATAAGCAGAATTAATCTCTTTGACCTTACCTTCTATGTCTTCGATTTTATTTAAGCGAAACTCTTCCTCTATTTTCTGCTCACATGTAGGGCATGATACGTTTTCCTTAAAAAATTTATGTTCGGATGTTATATTCTGTATCCGTTGTTCCAATTTTGCTTTAATTGTGTTCATTTTCTTAAGAGAAGCACGAGCAGATGATAAGTTTTCTAACTCTGGTTGATACTTTGTCTTAATTAAATTGTCATATTTGGTGTTCTCTCCCATGAGACCAGAAGTATCCTCAAACATGATAGCAATTTTATCTTTTGTGTCCTTAATTCTCTTTTTTCCACTCTTATCAAGGTCAGCAATAAAGTTTTTTTGCATCTCAATCTTCTCTTCTATCATTTCTTTCTTGATAGTGAGTTCTTTTATCTCTGATGACGCTTTACTCATCCTTTCTCTAAGGATTTTTGCCATGCCAGAGAAAATTTTGATGTCTAAAACGTCTTCTACGATTGCTCTACGGTCTGAATTACCAAGTTGCATGAACGGAACAAACGTTGCCGATCCCAAAATTGTAGTTTGAGTGAAAGATTTATAATTTAACTTTAAAATATTGTCTTCTAAGTATGCCTGTTGATCATTTTGATTGGCAAATTGGTCTTGTAGTTTACCATCTATGTAAATCTGAAACAAAGTAGGTTTCATACCTCTAACAATAGTATAAATTCTACCTTGTATCTCAAATTCTATCTGTACTTCACATTCTTTTTCATTTACAGTATTGATTAACTGTGCCTTTTTAATTTTTCTGAATGGTTTGTTATATAAAACAAAGGTCAATGCATCCAAAATGGTAGATTTACCAGCACCATTTGCACCAACTATCAAATTTGTAGGGGATTTCTGAAAACTTACAATTATAAACTGATTACCAGTTGATAAAAAATTACGCCACCGTATTGTCTTGAATATTATCATAATCTTTTGGTGGAATCACTATATCATCAGGTGAGATAATAACATATTTGTATTTGTGTTTCTGACATGTTTCTACAGCCAGTCTATCATCTATTTGTACAACTGTCAAGGGGAGTGCTTCGTTCGCTTCTAACAAGCCTGCGTATCTTGTAGCATCATCTTCTTGTTCAAAAAGATACAAAGCCTTATGGCCATCATCATTAGTGACAGCATAAGCGCCTTCTCCTTCTTTTCCTAAGAGTGATAAGATGTACATTACTCCGCTTCACAAGCTTCTAGGTAAACTTCTTTTAGAAGTGTCTTGACTCTATCTTTCTTCAGTTCAAAATCAGAGTCTTCAATGTATTTATTAAGGAGAGTTAAAGTATCTTCAATTTTTTCGCCATCTAAATCTACTTCTTTATCATTGATCTCTGTGTTTTCAACTACTTTCAAGTCTATGATCCCAGCCTTCATAAGTTTATCAAGGAATTTATCATACTGTAACTGACTTGATCTAGATCTAACAAAAAGTTTTACAATCTTATCCTTATACAGATGTGCTTTGAATAACTCTGCTGGGGTATCATTGTAGTATATTTTTTCAAATATATGATATGTATTTTCTACAAACTCAATTTCACCTGTCTCTGTGTCCAGAATACTAAAACCTCTCTTATCACCACAATCATTCCAATACATTTCATAAGGATTGCCTAGGTAGAATGTATGTCCATCATTGCTTCTAGTGTGATAGTGTCCTGAGAATACTGTGTCAAACTTTTCTATGATCCCTGTGTCAATTCCTCCTTGTTGAACCATGCCTGGATACAATTCAAATCCAGTGAGTTCAAGATGTCCAAAGGCAATCTTAGCATCAGACTTATCTATTGCTGCAAGAGTCTCCTGATAGTTGTCATCACATATCCAAGGTAACATCATTGCCTTGAATCCATTGATGTCATAGGTATCTGGTGAAGATATGGGAACTATGTTGTCATAGTGTTCTAAAAGTAGATCAATAGAATTAATTTCATTTGTATTTTTATAGTAGACATCATGATTACCCACAAGTTGCCATACTTTCACGCCCAAATTTTTGAACTTATCATATACATGATCTTTTGCCCAATCAAGTGACCAGTAATCTATATTCTTTCGGTTATCAAAGGCATCTCCCATATGGATACAGTGTTTGATACCTCTCTTTTCTAGTTCTGGAAAAAATATGTTGTCGTAAAATTTTTGAAAGAAGTCATGAAATATCTTACTACCCCTTCTACCTCCGAAGTGAGTATCAGTTATTATCGCTATCTTCATTGTTGTTGTTGCTCCGCTTGTTCTTTCATGTATTCTTCTCTACCATCTTTAGTAAAGACTTTCTTCTCATAATCAAAATGAGGATGTGGTTCAGCAGATACCACTGGATCTTTTGTTTTATTTTTGATAACAATAAACCTGTCTGCAGCAAATGTCCCTGCCAACTGAACTACAACTTCATCATCATCTTTCCAGTTAATACTACCATCTTTCTTAGTGTGTAGCATTGCTTCTTGTATCTGGTCAATTAGTTCTTGTGTCAACTTCATTGATTCATCTTTGTTTGTACTGCTTCTTTTATTGAATTGTAATCACTAGAATAGCCGCCATCATCATCAACGTGCATAACCTCATCATACCCCGACTTCTCAATGATCTTTTCACGGATCTCCATTTGTTTTTTCTCTTTCTGTATACGTCTGAGGAAAGCATAGTGTATGATTTGAGTGAAGTAAGCAAAAGGATTCGTAGATTTCTCTGGATTGAAGTTATGTATATACTGAACGCAGTTCTCGATGCCATCGGATATCATATCCTCCCTAAACATGTAGTTTACAAAGTTTGGTTTGTATGATAAGTGAGTCGCGATTTTTACGAAACACTCACCAAGATAGTTTGTAATTCTAGGTTTAGGGTCTCCCTTCTCTTCTGCCTCTTTTACGTCAGCCTTATACTGTACAATGGCATACAGGAATTCTTTATTGTTTACATAATGTTCAGATCTCTTTCGAGTTTTACCTTTTGCGGGCATTTATATTACCTCTTTTGTTAGTTTAAGTATACCATAAAACCAGACGCTTGACAAGTCTATAAAATAGATGTACAATAGCTCTGTCAGAGCGCAAGAGCAATTTAGCTGCTTAGCTTTGCTCAGAGCCTTTCTTAAATAGCTTCTCAAGATTCTCTCTGGCCTTCTCGACTGAGATTACATATCCCATTTTCTTTGTCACTTTAATCTTTTCAGATGAACCTCCTTGAAGGTTTGTCATAATAAATCTTTGATAATAGGCGACGACCTCGGAGTCTTCCCTTGCCTCGACTACGGTTATGACCTTATCCATAGGTATGATGATTATACCCTCTGCTGGCATACTTCTCAACCATGGCATCATTCTGAGTCCTTCGTGAGATCCATTCATACTAACTGTTTCGATTTCCACAGGATCACTAATAATCAAAACCGTGCGACCATTTTCTTCAGAAGGCATAACCTCTCCAAAGATCTCCTCGCCTGATACTAATTTAACTGATGCGTAGAATTCTTCTTCCATCTTATTTTAGTTTGATGTGGGACAGTTCATAATTAAAATCTTCTTCTTTATATATTTTGATTCTTTCTATCAGATGATTCAAAGTATAATTTTTTTTGGAATTAAATGTAATATCATCTGCTATGTCATATAACATTGCATGGGTTTTGTCCTTAGATTTTCTTAGAACCCTACCAATGCTTTGTAAATTGCGTATTCTACTTTTGCTAGGAGATGCAAAGATGACGTTATGTAAGGCCTTAATGTTAATTCCTGTAGAAAAAGTACCATAAGACGCAACAATGATTGCATTTGATTCTTTCTCCGTTATGGATCTAACCTGTTCTCGCTCTTCTCCGTCCACTCCACCGTGTACATAAAATACTTTCCTACCATTCTCTACGCTATTATTTATTAAGTTGTATAATGGTTCGCCATGAGCTTCAACTCTACTGTATAGGACTAGGGTGTTACCTTTTAGAGTCAAAGTGAGGTTCTTGATGAACTCATTTCTCCTTTCATGTTCTATGATATAGTTCATTTCTTCTCTATATTCATCAAACGGGCGTGGTTCGTGTTTTAGTAGTATAATCCGTATAGATAACTTTGCCAGTTGTCCTTT